AATCTTTGTGACAAGCTCTCCCAGTACTGGGGTATTCTTGTCGGTAAGATAGAAAGCGCGGGCCTTCTCAAGCAACTTTTCAAGTGGCGTAACATTCGGCGGTAAATGGACCGTAGTATGAAACTTTGTAAGTTGCCTGGGAAGATCGCAGCATGAATTGGCATCACCATACCAAACATGCGGACCGTACATGCGGGAAAGGAACGTAATTCCTCCACATCCGCGAGTGATGAGTTCAACATCCAACTTCAAACCTAAAGACTCTGAAGCCAAAGTATACATAGCTGGATTGACGTCAGCCGTTAAGCCATCGTCACCTCCATAAATTCCGAGACGTGCCCAGGCTTCCTCTGGTCGGATAAAGGCGCCACGAGTGCGAGTTTTCCGAAAAGTAAAGTAGGCGACGAATGCATTCGCAATAGAATTGAATGCAGCCGTCTCGGGAGAACCAGAAGCACGTGCATATCCCGTATTATAGCGGGTGCCCATGGTTCCCATGGCGGGTTGGTTGAATTGGGACGAATGGAGTTCCGTGATCTCATGCGCATACTGCGGATGGAACGCTGCTACAAGCACGCGTCTCTCCAGATCACGGAGCAACTCAGACACTCTTCCATCAAAACGTGAGAAGTCCGTGTTAACGGCATTCGCAGCGTCAGATAGCACCTCAGTGACACGATTTGCAATGTCAACAGGTGATTTCCCGAAAGCATACCAAGACATAGTCTTAATATGATCCGCTAATGGATAAAGAAATGTTGAGTAATCACGCTTGTCTACACCATTAATTGTCGAGATTGGGCGTGGTTCCTTAGGTTCCCCATAGGCTTCCTTCTTTTGAAACATCTTTATGATTCGATCCGGCTCATTCGGCATCGAATCATCCAAGATGCGGCGCTGTGTAGGACGGTTCTGACGGTCATACACCTCATCAAAATCAGTAGGCTCCATGGTGTGTTTCTCTGGGAGTAAGAGATCCACAAATTCATTCATCACTTTGTTCATAAACTCAGTCATATGCAATGAGCCGTCCTCATGAGCAAGGTTGGTAATGCGCCCTTTGACACAAGCAACTTCGTTAGAAGCTGATTGCAAGGGAGCAAAAGCACCGTGCATGATTGGGTTCATAAATGCAGTCAGAGTCTGCTTCGAGTCAGGATTGTACGAGGTTACTCCGAAATCGTAGTTGCGAACTGCCTCAGACACTGGGAATACCGTTGCGTCAGTTGGCTTAACCGCTGGTCCAGAGTTACGATGATAGACTAACAGAGCTGAAGCCGCAACCTTTCGGTCCGACAACACTTCACCATCAACGTAAGAAAGAACTGTTGGAAGTTGCAAGTTCGTCTTCGTAGTCTTCACTGCTATTGCGATTGCATCGTCATAGTCAGATCTGATCGTCGCGTGCGCGTATGTTCCGGCCACTCCGGTGGACACATACATCCCGTCAAATTTCTGCACATTCAAG